TCGCGTTTATAGAATCAAGACCAACCAAGGGGCCATGCCCCGCCAAATAAGGAACTTAAAATGCAAAAGGTATCAAAAACACAATTCTGGCTGGTCACAATATGGCTAGTTATTGTCATAACTATGTTTCTTACAGAAAATCCGGTGTGGTCATGATAAAGCCAGCACAAGCAGCCCCTATGGGCAAGACGCACAGGGTTTCATCCGACAGCGCATGGCCCTTGAGAGGGGCAGACGGAAAGACGTTTGCAGAGCGCCGTAAGGAACAGGAGCAGGGTATCCGCAAGGGTATTGAGATTGGGAGGTCGTTGTGACCGAGATTGAACAAAAAGCACTGGTGTTGTTGAATAAGGTGCAGGACGAGCAAGGTTATGTGCAGGGTTCGCGGCTATATCGGCGTGACCGAAACGTATTTTCCGAAGCCCTATGCCGCGCCATCGAACAGCGCGAAGCCATCAAGCAGGAACTTAGCGACTTCCGGCAAGAGGTGAGCGATGTTGTTTATAGGGCGCTGACAAGCATCGCTAAGGGTTGCGCCGCTGATGCGGCAGGCGACTTGTCCCGCTTCGTCATCCCCAAGCCCAAGCCTGACCCGCTGGTGGATGTGCTTTTGGATATGGATTTAAGCAGCGACCTTGAAGAAGGCCAGCACGATGCAAAATGGTTACGCATTAAACTGGACGCGCTTGGCTTTGAGATAAGGGAGAAGAACGATGGCTGACGATACACGGGTAACAGACAGGTTCGAGGCGTTCTGCGACGAATACGACATACCACAGAAGCACCACGGCAGCTTGAGGATGCTTGCTGGCATGGCGTTTGTGCTGGGGCTTGAACTTAACATACGGCTTGAGCGGCATGAAAAAGAGGAACAGGACGATGACCAATGATAAAGACAGCGCAGTGCTTTTGCCTTGCCCGTTTTGTGGTGGTGAGGCGGAGGTTCAGCAGCAAGGGACGAACCGTCAATCGCACATAATCGCTTGCACAAATTGCGGATGCCGCTTGGAAACGGGGGAAACGTGGAATGCAGGTTCGTTATGGAACAAACGCCAACCCACACAGAGCGATGCGCTGTTAGAGGGAGACGCCCAAACCATTCTCTATCTTCTAGGCGTCAGGCATGGCCGAGAGGACGAGCGCGCCAAGATCGCCGCCGAAGCCAGCCAGCCTACACAGAGCGATGATGAGGCATATGATTTAGGCAAACGTGACGGCTACGAAAAAGCAGTGCAAGATATTGATATGCTAACAGGTGGCGATGGCGAGTATTGTTACTCAACAATTGAAGGGGAACGGCACTGTCCCAATGTAGATACTATGAAGGCGAGGATTGCCCGTCGCTTACGCCAGCCCACACAGAGCGATGCGCTGCGTGAGGAGAACGAACGGCTGCGAGAGCATTTAATCAGCGCACTTGATACGTTGAAAGACGCAGAGGTCTGCGATGACAACTGCGGCCCCTGCAATGAAGCCCGCGCAGCACTACAGGAACAAAGCAAATGACAGACGAATGGCGAAATATTAATATTGACCAATTAAGTGAGCTTCATCAGGCTTGCTCTGATATGCTTGGCTATTTGGGCGACAACTCATGTAGCGATCCAGACTGCTGTGGTGGCCCATTTTATGAAAAGGAAGATTTTGATCGTGGGCAAGATACCTTGCGGACACTTGGTTTGCGCTTCGTTGAGTAAAATCCCGCCACCCGAAGGTGACGGGGATCACCGCCGCAGCGATGACGGGGAATAGATAAACCCCAGTCACCTTGGCGCTGGGGTTGCTGCGAAAAGAATAACGCAGCGATGAAGTGCAAATCTAGTCTGCTTCTAACATTTCGGTGGTTATCATAACCCTGCCTACAGCACCATACTTTTTATGGTACGTTATTGCCCAGGCTGCTCGATCCGCAATCCAGCCGCCACGAGCAGCGTAAGCGTCCCTAGCAGCTAAAGTTGGATGCTGAACAACCGTTACGCCGTTATATTCTTTTTCGTCCCTGTGATGGCGATGTCCGCAGTGTATCTCGCGGCGGGTAGTGCGTCCCCATTCTTGCGGGAACTGTGCCGCAAACAGCAGCGGTAGGCTCTCGTTCTTCACCTTGTGACCATGATGAATGCCTAGCATCGTATTGCCCCATTCCAGCACATAGAATGGAAGCACGCTGTCATTGACAGTTACGCGAGGCTCCTCCTCGTAATGCACGGAGAACAGGTCAGCCAGCCATCCGGCGCTTTCTTCATCGTGGTTGCCTTCAGCGATAATCAGATGCACTTCCTGATGGCGCTGCAAAGACATGGTTACTAGTGATCGAATGATGCGAATCGCGGAGCGCCGTATCTTGGGGAATCGGCTGTCAGCATCTAGAACGTGCTTTGACGCTGGCGTTACTGGCGTCTTGCCATCCGTATGCAGGAAGTCGCCCTGGATATTAATAACTGCCGTGTGCGCTTTAGGGCTTTGGTCGATCATCCTTGCCAGTGCTGCAATGATTGTTTGTTCAGCGATTGATATATTCCAGTCGCTGCCGCCTTCTTTATGCCATGCCAGCATTCCAAGGTGGTAATCAGTGAAGGTATAAAGGTTGCACAGATGCTCCTCAGAAGCCGCTGGAGCAACGATTGATACCACAGGCGGTATCTCGTCCTTAAAGCCCTCGACTGCCTCTCTCATGGCGTCCACAAGAGCCTCATGGCTTAGTGATGCCTTTACCCATTGTCCTGCTGGTTTGCCTTCAGCGTTGTAATAGGTCGATACGCCTTTAGCGATATAGCCATCAGGAACAGGTCGAGTGAAGTCATGCTCAGGCGAATAGCCAAATTTTGCAGCCTTGCGCTTTACCGCAACATAAGTCTCACTTGCGCCGCCAATGTTCATGCCTAATTCAGTGGCTGCTGCCCTGGCACTTCCAAGGCGCTCTATAGCTTCGAGAACTTGTTTCTGACGAGGCGTGCAGTATTTATACAATTCCTCGTCGATGGTTATAGTCGATGGCATTCACTTGCCTTTCGGACAGTCCTGATCACAGAGACAAGTGAAAACGCTATTATGCAGCTCGACTTCAGCTACCGTTTCAGGCGTGTCTTGCGTTGCGTCATAGGTGATAGGTTTTGCAATAGCGCAGTAGCTATTTGTTGGCACGGCTTCGGTCAAATCGGTTACGCAGCCGCTCGTCGCGCTCAGGATCAGGAATAACGATGGCAGCTTCGCCCAGTGCAATTTGCTCATTGATGGCCTCGTTTATTTCCTTAATGGTTTCCTGACGCCCTTGCCGCTTCCAACGATGTTCTGCCCAAGCTCCCAACAGCTTGTCCAAAACACCCAGCAAGAGCGTCAGAAACTTCATTACTCAGCGGACTCAGTGATAGGCTGCTTGCTGACAAACGACCAGATAGCCACGCCAATGGTTGCTACCGCACCAGCCAACAGGTCAACCGTCGCACCGTCGATAAGACCTTTTCCTGCCAGATAGCCAAAGCCAGCCGCAGCCACAGTACGAACAAGTCCAAATAATTGTTCCTTCTTCATGTCTTTTTCCTTTACGCTTCATTGGTGGAAACAGAACCACCATTCATATAAACTGGCTTGCCAATGACAGGCTCACCTTTAGGCCAGCGTGATGCAACAAGACGGGACTTGCCCAGCTTCATCACGTTGACAGCGTTACCTTGATTGCCGCCAAGAACAAAATAATGACCAGCGTCCTCGCCAACATAGAATCCAACGTGTCCACCACCAGCGCGATCAAAGACTAAGATAGCACCTGGAGCTAGTCTATCGCGGCGCAGCAATGATCCATAATCAGACCACGCCTTTGCACGCATATAGAACTTAGGAAATGGTAACCAGCTTTCCTGCATACAGTGAGCAACAAAGACACCGCACCAAGGCGTTTCGTCATCGCTCCACCAAGCTTTTATCTTTCCCAGCCAGCGAATAATCGTCTGGTTATGACGTGGGCCTGGAATCTCCTTTAGCCCGTCATATGACCTTGCGATCTTCAGCCAGCTAGGTTCACTCATAACACGCCCAATTTAGTGCCCATAAAGCCTGCCACGGCCATAACCAAAGCCAAGATGAATCTATCCACCCAAGCGTTCGTTTCTTTCGTCTTAGGCGCTGCAAGCTCTAATGCTGACAGTCGGTCTTCAATCTTGCCGATAGCTTTAAATGCACGTTCCATTGCGTCAGCCGTTTGCGCTTGGCGTTCTTCGACGAGAGCCAGCTTGGTGATTGCCTTTGATAGCTCATTCACAGCAGCCTTCATATCGACAACATCGCTGTGAAGCATATCTATTTTAACAGTCAAAACATTCTCTTGGTTCACAGCAATCACCTAATCATTTGATGCAGTCTGGCAATATTAGTTAAGCTTCGGCTTCCGGCAGTGCTGCTGGAGCGTTCTTGGCTTGCTCTGCGGCATACGCAGCTACCACTTCGGCAGTGTGCGTTGCGGCGCAAACAGCCTGCACGCGTGCATCTTCGGCGCTGTAGTCATCGCCTGGAGCGACAACGTGACGGTGGAATGTGCCGCTGATCTGTTCGCCGTCTTCGATGATGGCGGTCTTGGTGCGGACTTGCACAACGCCGTTCTCAAGGACTTCAATCTTATCAACAATTGCAATTTTCTCTAAAGCCATTTTAATCTCCAATCAAAATCAAGAGGGTGTTTACGCAAAATAAGTCGCAGAGAAGGACAGGTAT